CAAGCACTTTGTCGCCAACCTCAACAGCACGGACACCCACGAATCTCATGTCGTCGGTGGATGATTCCACAGCGAGCCAACCACCCTCGGAGGGTAACTCGCCAGCGTCATTGAGTGAAGCGACCAGACCCTGATCGAGCCAGCTGCGATGCGAGGTGACCCAAATGTTTACAGCAGAGCGTAGGAAGGCAGCCTTGTTGGGTTGCCGTGATTCTTCCTCGATGGTTTCCATCTCTAGGGTTGTACCGAGGGCAGGGTTACTGTAGGGCCACGCCTCTTTCGATTCTGGATTCAGATGTGCCGGGGGGCTGAACTCGGCGTAATACAAACGAGACCTGATGCCCATGTCAATCTCTGCAATGCCTCGCTCACGCATCCTCTTGAACACGACCGACTCCTCAGTGCCAGCAGTTGACCAACACGACATCAACGGATCACGCCGTGCGCGCTGGGTCGGAATCATGCCGTCCTCGATACTTTCAGCCGAGCAACCATAAAGCTCATCGACAATAAGTAAGTCCACACTCAAGCCGTGACCAGCCGATGGCGTTGCAGCTCGAACCAACCAGCGAGTGCCATCCTTCATCGTCACCGACTGGCGACCATACGAGTAGATCACCTTCGCATCAAACTGGGCCTCAAGAATCGGAGCAAGACTGTTGAACAACTCACTTGCCAAGTCCAGACGATGAGCAGTTGTAAGCACCGTCTGAGGTTCGCCACGTTCAATCGGCATGTGAAGAAGCCAGCCCAGAAGAAGCACACGCAACGCAAACGACTTACCGTTCTGACGCGCCACCGACACCACCGACTGCCGAAACATCAAGCGTCCGTTCTCGTCCTTGCACAGCTGATCACCTAACACCTGAGACTGCCAAGGCATCAAAGTCACACCGAGCACACGGTTTGCAATCTCCTCGAAGATAGGCAACAAAGCACGGTCACCACCCTGGGTGTTCGTGACCAATCTTGGCAAACCTTCAGTTCTTTCAAGGCCAATCGGGGAAACCCTTACCCCACTTGGGGGGGATACAGAATAGGAAGAGTTCGGGGTGTTGCGTGGGGTTGAATCCAAAAATGTTGAACGCTCTGTGTGGTTGAGTTCTTGTTCGGCTTCGAGTCGTCCACTTGTCTTGGCGTTGGTGTAACGCGCTCCGAGCCTGCTGTTGCAGCTACGGCAGAGGACACGGCAGTTCTCTGGGGTGTTTGCGTCGTTGGGGTTGGTGAAGGTGTCTACTGGTTTGATGTGGTCGATGGTGTTTCCTTCTCGGCCACAGATGTTGCACGTGGGATCAGCTTCGAGGAGTTGTTTGCGTATGCGTTTGTAAGCACTTGAGTTGTAGGCCGTTGCTGAATGTTTGGTCATTGTGTGGTGTGTGGCTTTCTTGCTAGCGCCCTCGCAGGCTCGGTTGCTCTCGTTGTGCATGTTCGGGTCTAGTGGTTTGTGTTCCCCACAGTTCAGACTTGTCAGTCTTGGTTGCCGGACACATTGTTGAAGTGGACACCATTCGCGTTTTAGAAGTTCGTACTCTGCACATCGGCTTATCCTCACAGCCATTCAAGTAAGTCATCACAAGTGGTGAGGCGCGACGCTCTACCCTCGTTTCCGAGTGTTCTACCAACACAGTGCAAGTCCGTATGTGGGCGTGGTCGTATTCAGTTGTAGTCATAATCTAAGCCTGTGTCAATGACCTTCCGAGGCGTTCAGCGATGAGGCCGAGCTGTGATGGTCTCCACACGTAATGTTCGACTCCAGCCTTGATGAGTGCGTCTGCCCAATGGAGTTGGTGTTCGCTTAGTTTGCCTTGTTGAGTTTTGAGTTCGGCAAAGATGCAGCCTCGCTGGGGGTGGGCAAGAACTAGATCGGGGAAGCCTTTGCCTGAGCTGCGCCACACACCCGGTCTCACTTGATGTGGGGAGGCGTGGAACACTAGCCAGCCGTTCATCCGTGCGAGTTGTTCGACAGCGTCTTGAAAGAGACGTTCAGAAGCGTCGTGCATTGGTGGCATTGTCGAGCTGCTTCTTGAGTTGTCGGTTGATTGCCATGAGCCTGCCACATTCCTCTGCGACAATGGCAAGTTGTTGAGCCATGTTGCCTGCACAGTGGCAGTCAGGGTCGCTGTTTAGTTTGGCTGTGCAATCTGGGTAGTGGTATTGCCCATTCAGGCAGTAGGGCATCATTTCTTGACCTTTTGCCCTGCGAGGTAGCCAGTTGCAAACACTGCGCCAATCATAATCAGCATCGAAACAAACTCAGTCATTATTCGACCTTCCACAGTGCAGCGAGTTGCTTGCTGAGTTCGTCAATGCGTGTTTGCATTGTCTCTACCTTGCGTAGTAGTTCGTTGCGTTCGTTGATTACGTCAGCAAGGTGATCGCGCAGAGTTCCGTTGTCGCTGATCAAAATGGCTCTTCCTCTGGTAGTGGCACTTCTTCAGGCTCATTGTTTTTCAGGGCTTCAATGGCTTTGGAGACTTGGAACTTGTCCATGCTTGGCAGGTCAAGTGGGGGCAACTTGCCTGCCTCCTTCAAGAGCTTCTTGTAGAGCCACACCTGCTTGTCGCTAGGGGCGTTGGCAGGTCGCTCTGTAATGACACCATCTGCGCTTTGTGTGGTCACACGCTGCACCTTGGTCATCTCTTCGCGTGAGGGTCGCTTGTTGAGGTCTGAGCCTGCATAACCTGCGTTTGCCAAAGCTCGACCGACCGAACCTGTTTCGCAATTTTCAAGATGCGACGCTTTATTTATGTGACCATCCCCACGGATTTCTTCTGCCCAGCCAGTGGAGATGAGCGTGTCACCCTCGTACAGCGACGCTGAGAACACGCATTTGTCGTTGAGGTAGTGAACTAAATCGGTGATGACTTTGGGTTGTACGCCACGCACGTGGCAGTCCTTGAGCCATCGGTCTAGGCGTTGTGCTACTGGTTCGTAATCTTCAAGATTGAACGCCATTGGAGTAAAGCCTTTCTAAACGGTCACATTCTTTTTCTAATGATCTGATTGTTTGCACCATGCGTTGTGCTGAGTGTTCTAGTTTTGCAACTGTTTCTTTGCAGGCTGTGATGTTGTCTAGCAGTTCGCACTGGCGACAGTCCCTTGTGGGGAAGCCAGGCTTTTCTTTGCCGAGGTAGCAATCCTCGTGGTGATAGTTCACAGCCATCAGATGAGGCCTTTTGCGTGAAGGTCTGATGCTTGTTTTGCAGCGTCCAGAATGAGCTGGGCGAGTGCGTTTGGGTCGTCCTTCTTGGCAAGTGACAATTTGCCGATGGCGTACTCGACAGCGTCACGCTCATCGAAACGCATCTCGGCTTCAAGTTTGACTGAGAGCATGCCAAGTATCTGCATGTGTTCACTGTGCATTTGTTTGCTCGGCTTTCTTGGCTTGACGCTTGGCTTTGGCTTCTGCCTTCTTTGCTTCTGCAGCTGCGATTGCTCGAAGTTGCGCCAGCTGTGGTTCAAGGCATCGACGCACGATGTCTGACATTCGTTTGCCGTCCTTGCCGACGCGCTGTGATAGTAGATCGTGGTCTGCTCGGCTGAGCCGTACAGCCACGGTGACTGTGTCCTGTTTCATTTGTTCTCCTTTTGTGTTTGCAATTACTTGCAACGCCTTATTCTTACCACAACCGGGTGTCTAGATTTGCACAGCTGATCGTTCAGGCCGTTGCAGTTGTGTTTGATAGCACCCCAGCCATACACCGAAACTGGGTATCTAAATTTTCCACCCTCGGTGTGTCCAAAGAAAGCAATCCGATCAACTCCTCTCGCCTGTTGAGCGAACGTTAGTAAGTGAGCCTTGGATGCTGGGGTGTCGTTCCAGTAGTCCCATGTCCGACGGTACACACCAAAGGCAGTCACATAACTCCTCGTCGAGTGTCTCGTGTTGTTGCCGGTCTCGCAGCGAGCGAGGTCTAAATACCAAGATTTTGGCATCGGGTGATTCCATTCCTCTTTGGCTTGCGCCTGCGCTGGGATGGTTAGCGCGATGATTATTGCCGTTAGACATACTCTTCTAATCAACTCTCTCTACTTTGGTTGTCAGCCCCCATGAGCCGTGGCGATCACCACGTAGTGCGACTTGCACATGCTCAATCAGGCCTTTGTGGTTTGTAAACATTTGGACAAGTGTCCGGTCATCTTCTGAGATGTATTCGATGGTGCGTGGGATTGGTGGGTTGCGCCACAGCCTCATCCCTAATGCCCAGCCTGCATGCATGAGCCAGCCACAGATGAGCGTCTGGAAGAATTGAAGGTCGGTCATCGGAGTGCCTCGCGTCCTGCAGCTGTGATTTCACAGACCATCATCGAGCACCCTGCACTTGATGGTCGAGTGGTGTTGGTGTCCATGATGAGACCTAATGCTCGGAGTTCTGAGCATCGTTTCCAGTAGCCACACTTTGGCTTGTATACGAGTCCAGAGGCTATGCCTGCTTCCTCGTCGGTGAGTGGCCTGTGTTGGTATTGAGCGAGTAGCAACATCGCCTGTGAGGTTCTGCGTGGCTTGACAGCCTTTGCACCCTCTCGACTTGTTACTGGGTCGCTAAGTCTGAACAGTGGCAGATCGTTGAACATTGTTGTCTCCTTTTCCCTTGCTTGGAATGTTTGCAAGTTAGCAAACAATCTGCGAGTGGTGGTGGATAGGCACTAGGAGAAAGCACCCATCCACCTAGCAAAGCACCGAAAGGCAAGAAGGTGCTATGCGTCCTTTTGAGGTTTAGGCAGTGAACGCCATGCAGCTTCGAAGGCTTCTGGGGTTTGGTCTGCGACCTCGATATGTAGCCAGCCGTCGCCGGGGCCTGCGTTGTCTGTGGCTGTGAAGATTTTGACTCCTGCTTTGCCTTCTCCACGTGAGCATCGGTAGCCAGCACCGTAATCACCAAACGAGTACCAGTGGATCTCGCAGATGCCAAGAATCTTGGAGTGTTCGCCCAGCTCTGATTTGCCGAGAAACCAATCCCACATTTCACGCGCTTGCTTTTCGTCTTTGTATTTGATGTCGGCTGCAAACCCTGTCGCATGGACACTGAGGTTGTCTGAGCCTCGCATCTGGCGATTGACGTATGTTCCGAGGTTGGTTGTTTTCCAGCGTCGGTTGCACAGATCAACAAGTTTAGTTGTGACTGGTTGTGTCTTTTTGCCGTCCCATGCTGGGTAGTAGGGATACTTACGAGGCACGACCAAAAGCCTTGTCTGCTGGGTTGAAGTAACGCATGGCTGTAGGAATAGCTGCAGCCCAGACTGCGTTGAGCGTCGCTGTCGGGCTTTGTGTCGCTGTGTATGTAGCGACAGCACTGGCAAGCAGTGAGCGTCCGTAGGAGGCTAGGAGAGCCTTCTGTGCGTCTGTGAGGTTGATTGTCATTCTGTGTCCTTTGGTGGTTGCTTGGTTGGTGCTTTGAGACCGTTCGATGCGAGCAAGGATGAGAGCGCACCTGAAAGAAAAAGCATCATGGGCGATAACAATGCCCACGCACTTTTATCATTCTCACTGACCTCTAAAGGCTGTACGACAAATAGCAAGCCGTAGAGAAGAGCACCTGTTGAGGCCACGAAAGTGACTGACAGTGTGATGCCGACAATCAGTATTAGTCGGGCTTTGATTTCGTCGTTTGTGTATCGCCTTCTAGCCACACCGACCACCACCAACTTGGATTGTGGTCACGACTCCGGGTGCTTTGTTTTTGACGCGTTCACAGTTGACACGTGTACGGTCTCCACAACTGGCAAGCGACACTGCAAACAAACTAATCAGGGCTAGACGCTTCACGAGTTGCGATACCCATACACACGCATCGTGCCTGTGATACTGCCCGATGCTGGAATGATCTGTATGCCGGTGTACTGAGTGGATGTTGCTACC